AGTTTAAAATCAGTGCCTGGGATGATAATAGTAAAAAGAGTTTCTGGTGGAAGTGGAGATTGGTTTGTATTTCACCGAGATCTTAATGGTGGAACAAACTCATGGCAATACAGATTATCTTTAAATAATACTTGGTATGAAAGTAGTTCAGGTCAAAGTTTTCTTTATAGTGCTCCTACTGCTACACAATTTCAAATTGGTGATTGGTTTACTGGTAACGGTAATAATTATATAGCCTACGTATTCGCGGGAGGAGAGTCAACTGCATCCGATGCGGTTTCAGTTGAATTTGATGGGGCGGGAAATGAAGCTTTAACTATTCCTCATAGCACTGATTTTGATATAAGTACAGGAGATTTTACATTTGAATGTTGGGTTAGACCAGATGATTCAGACGATGGCGGTGGTGTGCTTCTTTCTACAGGCGGTGGAACTGCTGGTAACTACGAAGCTACTATGTTTTGGCTGAGTGATTTAAGTCTTGAATGGTACATAGCAAA